TAGCCTGGCTGGCTAAAGAGCACGAACTCGTGCAGGCTTTTGCCACAGGCCGTGATGTATATTGTGAATTTGCTTCACAGATATATGGTCGCACAATTACTAAAGATGACAAGCTAGAAAGATATGTAGGTAAAACAGCTATACTCGGTTTGGGGTACGGAATGGGGGCCGATAAGTTTAAGCTAACGCTCAAAACTGGCTCCCCCTCCGTTGATATATCTGATTCAATAGCACAAAACATTGTTATGCAATACCGAGGTATGTATCCAAATATACCAAGACTGTGGTCAGGTATGAAAGACGCACTTTTTCAGATGGTAAATCCACGCGGTGTAGGTTTAAACTACGGACCTCTTACCATCAACCGAAGGGCTCTTTTATTACCAAACAATATGTCTCTTAGTTACCCAGACTTACGATACCAAGGTGGAGAGTTTGTGTACGATACCAGCAAGGGCACATACATACGTACACATGGACCTCGAGTTACAGAAAACGTTGTTCAAGCACTTGCTCGTATTGTTATTACTGACCAAATGTTAGACATACAAACACTTCCTGAAGTAGATCTTGTTATGCAAGTGCATGATGAAATTATTGCAGTTGGTTCAAAAATAGATGCAGATGCTACAATGAATAAAATTATAGATATTATGCGTACCCCACCCGAATGGTGTGACGATCTACCGCTCGATGCTGAAGGAGGCGTAAGTAAAATATATGACAAATAAAAATTTAATACTTACTAGAAAAAAATCTGAACGTGTAGTTGTTCATGTCCAGGGCAAAAAGATATGTACGATAACTGTTACTGATTTATCTCCTAAACAATGTAAATTAGGTTTTGAAGCAGATAAATCTGTACGTATAGATAGAGAGGAAGTATACTTAGAAAGGGAGATTTGATTATGGAAATTGTATTTTTAAAAGCTAAAAAACCTTTAGCTAAAGAAATATCAGAAGAAGGCATTAAACCATATCCACTTACTAAAAACTTTACTTCAGAACATTTTAATATTTCTACAGACCAAAAAGGTCTAAATAAATTATATAAATTACTTACGGACCAAGCTGCAGATGGTGCTTGTTTGCACAAAGGTTACCTTAAAAGACCAATCAAAGACGAATCTAGAGCTTTTATGTCAGAACGTGCAAAGCCAACGGAAATGTTGGTATTAGATATAGACGGACTTCCGTACAAAGCTACTAATAATGTAGCTGTTGGTACACTCGCAGAACAAATCGTGTTGCAGTTACCTGAAGTCTTTCATAATGTGTCATACATAGCCCAAGCGTCTGCGTCTTTAGGATTTAAAAAAGACACAGTATCTTTACATTTATTTTTTCTTTTAGATATGCCCGTACATCCAAAAACCCTGAAGGACTTTATACGTGTAGTAAATTATGAAAGTCAATTTCTTGCAGAACAAATTACATTATCAGCTAACGGTCAAAGTCTTTCGTACATACTAGACCCTTCAGTAACAGATAACAGTAAATTAATTTATATAGCACCACCAAAGTTTGTTGGTGTTAAAGACCCTTACCCTAATAATAGGTTCATCAAGGTTGACCGTGGTTCGCCAACTCTTGAGATTTCCTCTACTTTAATTAATGTTAATCCAGAAAAAGTGCACGCTTTAGGATTACAAATTAAAGATAATCTAAGAAAGAAGAACAATCTTCCAAAGAGAGTGGGTAAAGTAACTACGGTCAACGTTGCTGGAGAAGCGCACGAAGTCTTACAAAATCCAGACAAAATGACCATCCAGATCTCTCGTGTGTACGAACCTTTTGTTAACTGTAATGTAAATGGAGGCGACAGCGGAGGTTATTATTTTGTACTTACTAATCCACATTACATGTACAACTTTAAAGGAGAACCTATTTGGGAAATAGAAAAAGCAGACCCAGACTTTTATAGAAGTATATTTGAAATATTTGCAGATAAAATAGATACAGAATCTAAAAAGAAACCAATAGTCTTACGAGACTTTTTTACAGATACATATTACAACGGAGTGTATGATGAAACAAAACAACAATTTGACGACAGTTACCCACTCACGCCCACAGGCAAGAGTAGTATTAACGATTTTCTTAGGTCTCATGGTCGCCCTACCATGGATTTTGTTCCAGATGCTCGTGTCGTGTTTGATCCTAGTAGCGACAAAGGTGTTGACTTGGAAACCATTCCATACTCAGTAAACTTATTCAGACGTACACCTTATATGTTACGTGCAGAAGAAAACGTAAAAGAATTATCGTACGGTGAAGCTATCCAGGTCGCAAAGATTGCACCAAATTTCTACAAATTAGCCATGCACGCGCTTGGTAATGGCAAACCAGAGTTTGAACATTTTATAAATTGGCTTGCGTACATTTACCAGCATAAAAAGAAAACAATGACTGCGTGGATATTTACTGGTATACCTGGCACTGGTAAAGGTTTACTTATTCATAAAGTACTAAAGCCTTTATTCGGTGAACAACAAACACCTATGAGAGCTTTAGAAAATATAGAAGAACAATTTAACTTATATATGAGAACAGCATTGTTTCTTGTAGTTGATGAGTTTCGTATGGCTGATTCAGGATCTGTAGGTCGTATGGCCGACAAACTAAAACATCAGATTACAGAACCTAATCTTACCATTAGAGCAATGCGTACAAATCAAATTGAGCTGCCGTCTTTTACAAACTTTATTTTTCTTACAAATAGAGCAGACGCAGTCAAGATCGAAGACAGCGACAGAAGATACAATGTAGCACCAAGACAAGAACAAAAAATAGAAAACGTGCATCCAGAGCTCTTAGAAAACTTGTCCGCATTAGAACCAGAGTTATATATACTCGCCGGTGTATTACAGAAATTTGTGGTAAATGAACGTATGGCTCACACAGCTTTAGAAAACGATGCGAAGAAAGAAATGAAAGAAGTATCTATGTCTATTCTTGAAGAGTTTGCAAATGCAATACGTACACGTAACCTTGAGTATTTTACAGACGTGTTAGATATACCACTTGCAAACACTTTTGATGCAGGTGGTATTAGTACAGCACAAAGATATTTAAAAGATTGGTTAGCTAGCGCAGGACAAGAACAAGTTATACCATTAGCTCATTTTAAAGTAGTGTATGACGTTCTTACTGACAGTCGTAATACTTTGTCACAACGTGAGTTTTCTAAACGTATGTCCAGGTTAAATATTAAAACCGCACGTAAACGTATAAGTAGAGATCGTGCAGCAGGTATCCCCCGTGGGGTTGTGTTGACATGGAAAATAGACAATAATGTATTACAACAGTTAATAAAAGAACATTTTGACGAAAGGGATTTAAACTTATTAGATAATGGACAATCTAACGCAACCCAATCGTCCAGACCTAATAGCAGCAGTTGAGGTCACGGAGGATATCGAACTGGGGCTAGTACCCGCATGGTCATACTCCGCCTTAAAAACATTTGAATCTTGCGCTTATCGCACTTATATATCTAAAGTAAAACGAGTTCGTGAAGAATATGGACCAGCTGCAGAGCGTGGTACACGAATACATGATGAAGCTGAACAATACGTACGTAGCGAAATGTCTGAGTTGCCAGAATCACTTAAGAAATTTTCACAAAAATTTTCAGAGCTAAAACAACTTTTTGCAGATGGAAAAGTACAAACTGAAGGAGAGTGGGGATTTACTGTTTCTTGGGAACCAACAGGTTGGATTTCTCCTGACACTTGGGCTCGTGTAAAATTAGATGCACTTGTCTGTGAAACTGACACATCAGCTAGAGTAATAGATTACAAAACAGGTAAACAATTTGGTAATGAAATTGCGCACAGCCAACAAGCACTTATCTATGCTATAGGTACGTTCTTTATGTTTCCTGATTTAGAAATAGTAAACACAGAATTATGGTATTTAGATCATGGCACTACTATGGAGCAAACTTATACGCGAGATGAAGCTATGATTTTTATGCCTAAACTCCATGAACGAGCAGTAGCTATGACTACAGCTACTAAATTTCCACCTAACCCTAGTAATTATAATTGTAGGTGGTGTTCATTTGGTAAAGGACCAGAACCCCATTGTGAATGGGGAATATATTAGTTATAATAAATAAGTTGTACTCACCCAACTAACACAGAGTACTACGGAGAATGAAAAATGAACGATGTTACAACCATCCCTGCGCCTTATGCGCATCAAAAAACAACTACAGATTTTATAACCAACACTAAAACGTGTTTGATTACATCTGACCCTGGTACTGGTAAAACACGTGCAGTACTAGACGCTCATGCTATACTTGGAGGTAAGACATTAGTCTTAGCGCCACTTTCAATATTGGAAGCCGCATGGGGGGAGGACATACATAAGTTCCAACCCAAAATAAAATATGGAGTAGCTTATGCAAAAAACCGTAAACAAGTATTTGAAGATAATGAAAACGAAATGGTCATTACTAATTTCGAAGCCGTTAACTTTTTACAAAAAAATACACAATACTGTAAGCAGTTCGATACAATCGTTATTGATGAGTTTACCGCTTTTAAAAATCGGGAAGCCAAGCGCAGTAAAAACCTCAAAAAAATTATCTCATATTTTACTAATAGGGTTGCCATGTCTGGTACTCCTAATAGTAATACTATTCTAGATATCTGGCACCCAGCGCTTCTCATTGATGATGGGAAGCGACTAGGTACTAGGTTTTATGCTTTTAGACATCAAGTTTGCACACCAAAATTTAATGGTTTTGCTAACGAATGGATAGACAAACCAGGTATAGAAGAAGCAGTAGCAGATAAACTTTCTGATATATCTATACGTTTTGCACTGTCTGATTGTATAGATCTACCAGATAATATTGTACGTACAGTTAATACTAAGTTAACGCCAAACATACAAAAACAATACAAAACACTAGCTGATGAATCAGTCTTGTATACCAAGTCTGGCACAGTAAACGCTGTAAATGCAGCCGCCCGTGTCAAGAAGTTACTCCAACTTGTTACGGGCGCAGTGTACGATGAAGATGGTGTAGTGCAGTTTGTACACCAAGAAAGATACGACATTGTTATGACACTTGTCGGACAACGGGCCCACAGCCTCGTAGCATTCAACTGGAAACATGAACGTGATGCATTAGTAGAATTAGCTAACAAAGAAGGTATTACATATGAAATAATCGATGGTTCGGTTCCTGCTGAGAAGAGAAAAGATATAGTTGCACGATTTCAAGCTGGACAGATTAAAGTTTTATTTTGTCATCCACAATCTGCATCTCATGGACTTACTCTTACAAAAGCAAACACTGTAATTTGGTGTTCACCAACGTACAATGCTGAGCACTTTCAACAATTTAACCAGCGTATATACAGAGCAGGTCAAACACAAAAGACTGAAACAATACTTATTCAAGCCAGAGGCACTTGGGAACCTGAGGTATACAAAAAACTCAATACCAAGTTAGGTCGTATGGAAAACTTATTACATATTCTTAAGGAGATATCATGAAAAAATTAAATGATTTATTATCAGAAGTAACTAAAGTAAGAACAGAAATAAAATCTGTACAAGCTGAAGAAAAACTTCTTAAAACACAACAACGCGAGTTGGAAAGTCAAATATCTATTAGAATGCAAGAGCAAGGGCTCGATAAAATTTCTAATGATGTTTGTACAATCTCACTTAAAAATGAGATTGTGCCCACTGTAGAAGATTGGGACGCGTTACATCAACACATTATTGATACAAATCAATTTGAGTTGTTGCAAAAACGTATGTCTGCAACCGCCTACAGAGAACTTATAACTTCTGGTATGGATGTACCGGGTGTTAAAAGTACGGAGCTGACTAGAGTTAACTTTAGATCAGCATAATTATAATTAGATGAAAAAAGGAGAACGTTCGATGTCTAATGATATAAGTATAGTGACAAGTGAGATGCCTGCTCACGTTAAACAAGGCAACAATCTGGGTAATGAAAACATTAACTCAGAACATTTGTCTACTCCACGTTTGAAACAGCTACAGCAGTTATCAAACGAAGTAGATGAAAACCATAGTGAATATATAGACGGCGCTAAAGTTGGCGACTTTATAAACACTGTAACAAAAGAAAGCTACGGTAAAGAACTTTACGTAGTCAACGTACACTTCAGAGAAGAGTATGTTGTATGGGTAAAAAGAGAAAAGGGTGGCGGCTTAGTAGGTACATTTCCTACACAAGCAGAAGCTATTAAGTATCTTGAAGATGGTGGTAACAAGGTTGAAGACCATGAAATCACACAAACTCAAACTCATACTTTGTTAAAAATAGATGAAAAAACAGGTGAAGTATCAGAAATACCTTTCTTGTTTGATTGTGCTTCTTCAAAGCTTAGAGTATCTAGAGAATGGAATACTCAAATTATGAAGTTAGGTGGCGATAGATTTGCTTCTCTTTGGAAGCTTGCTTCGGTATCAACTGCTAACAAAGCTGGACAGAAGTTCATGAACATATCTGTTTCTAATGTGGGTTGGCTAAAAGAAAGTGCTTACGAAGTTGCAAAAAGTTTTTATGAAAAGACTTTTGCTACTAAAACTAAGTAATTACTTTTCGTACGGGTGCGACATATACTGTCGCATCCAAGTACGTATGTTATACTCCTTGAGTGAAAGAAAAGGAGTTCATAAACAAAGTGCATAAACACTTATCTAAAGAAGTTTATCATTGGAAGATTAATGATCCTTACCATGGGGGTGTGCCAGACACTTATTATTCAGGACCTAACGGTAATTGTTGGATCGAATATAAGTATAAAGAAAACTTGCCTATAAAATTTAACTCTAAAATAAAAATTAACTTATCAGAACAACAACGCATTTGGTTAACACGCCAAAAAGAACATAATATATTTACGTACGCAGTATTTGCATCTGGAGATCTTGTGTACGTAATAGAAGATTTTACAGTTAAAGAAATTACTTTAAAAGAATTTAATAAAAAAGCAGTGCCTTTTAAAAATTTTATAAAAGCACTTACAAAACATTGTTTAGGAGACACAAAATGACAGACATGGTCAACTCACCACCCCATTACAACATGGGCGGTATAGAATGCATAGATGCAATAGAAGCTAGTATGACACCAGAAGCCTTTAAAGGTTATTTAAAAGGTAACATACAAAAATATATGTGGCGATATGAGGCTAAAAAAGGCGTAGAAGATCTTAAAAAAGCAGAATGGTACCTAAACAGACTACTTAAAACCTTAAAAAAGACCAAAGTAGTGTAAAAGCCACGGAGACGCTCTCTATTGCATTTTAAGTATTTTTGATATCAGCACAAGGACCATGTGCTTAAAACGCATTACAATAAATACTGTGAGGTCATTTTCTTGGAAATGACCTATTTTTTGATCTATGTTGTAAAACTACATTACTTCGTGAATTATTAGCAGGATTTCCGTCTACATGATGAATATCAATATGACTTCCTTTTCTAACCCTACCTTCTCTTAACATTTGCCTACGTATTTTATTACGTTGAGCACGTCTTTTTTTCTGTGCAGTACTACCTTGGTAGTTATCGTATTCTTTTCTATAATTTCTAGCCATTTATATAGTATACACCTTCAAAGCTTTTGCTTTACCTTTTACTTTAATAGTATCGTGTAAGACTGCAGTTGGTATTTTTTTTGCTGTACGTTCTCCAATTAATATATCTACACCTGCTTCTTTAGTTGCACTCTCTAATCGTGCCGCTGTATTCACAGCATCTCCTATTGCTGAATAGTCAAATCTTGTATTACTCCCCATATTACCAAT